CGGTGTCGTAGAAGAGGTGACCGTCCTCCGGTGACCCCGGCTGTGCGGTTCCGTAGTCGGATTCGATACGGCTGTTCGTGAGTGGGATGAGGTGGTCTTTGATGTCACCGATGATGTTGTTGGTTACAAAGTTATCCCATGCGTCTACAGGGGCCTCGTTTTCGAGGTAACTGTAGTTGTCTGGGAACTCCTGACCGGTTGCACCCCACGATTTGAGGTTGGTGTTGTAGTCTGCCATGTTTCAGTTTATGATTCCTGCGTATGTTCCGCCGCCGTCTTTTGGGTCACCGTTGGTGTCAAGTCCATTGTAACCATCATATTGACTCCAATTTGACGTTTCGTTGTACGTAGATGGACTAACGTACTTGAACGTACCTTTGGTTAACCCGTTGACCTCGTAGCCTGCTGGAACAAGGTCACTTAATATCTCTGCTACTTCCTCGTTGCCCAGATTAAGACTTTCCAACGCCGCCGCGGGCATAATGATGTTCACCTGAGCCGCGTTTGGGCCATCCAAATAGTCGATGTTCCTGATGTCGGTATCCAGTATCGTGGAAACCGAGTGGAGTATGTCAGGAACGGTCGCCTCCGCAGTGTTAACCTGATACCGAGCAAAGATACGTGAACGATAGTGTTCTTTCGTTTCTCCGCCTCGGTGGTCAAGGTCAACCAGTTCCGCAAGTTTTTTCAGTTGGTCGATGGTATCCGCGTTCTGAACCTCGGTCGCTCGGTCAGTTGCGGCAAGTTGGCTTTCTATCTCCGAAAAACGGTTACCTATCGGAGTATAGAGCTTCCAGTTATTCGACTTCTCGTCGTTCTCCATGAACGACGGAAGCGTGTCTATCAGGTACTCGGTGTTGTCGGTGTAGTTCCCGTCTTCGGGTCCAAAGTCAGTCGGCATCTGTTATTAATTCACCTCAACCGTGAGCAAATCGGCGCTCGGTCGTGCATCGGTTATCGCCTGTTCGTAATTGGCAACCGATACGTTGTTTTCCGATGTTGGACCAGAAGAGGTGCCAGCGTAGACGTGATTGATGTCGTACACACCGGTGACCGACATGACCGCCTTTTCGAGACTTGCGTGAACAACCTCTTCTCCGGTTCCAAGTTCACCGCTCTCCTCTGCACCCGTTGAAGTAAACCCACCAATATACTCAACGATGGCATCACGAACCGCATCATCACCCGCATAACCGGATTCGGTTTTGATGTCGATGTCAACGTAAATGTCGAGTGAGGATGAAAGCGAGAAACCCACAGGGTGTTGCTGTCCGTTAGGGAGGTCGGTCATGATTTCCCCATCGGCGGTTACAAACTCCTTATTGGTGTCGAGAGAGTCGCCGTTCTCGGCGGTAACCGAGATGTCGCCAACCGACTTTGTTTCCATGAGGACCTGTGCCAACTTTTTGTGAGTAGCATCAGTTCCGTCAGTAGTCGCCACAATCTCAAACGAGTGTGAAGGTAACCCATACCCACGACCGTTATCATTGGGTGTGTCGTTGATTAAGATAGTAGCGTCGGTGACTCCATCAATAGAAAGGGTCTGACTTACGAGAGCGGGACCCGTTGCACGGGCACCGTTCGCAAGTTCTTGTTTCGCCCGAGAGCGAAGTTCCTCGTCTGTTTCAGCATCTGTACCACCACTGGTCTGTTGTGGGTTTATGACGCTTGCACCGGGGAACGGTTTCCCATCTGGGAAAACCGAAATCGTATTGGACCCAACGTTGCTGTCAACACCACCCTCTTCTGCTTCGATGGGCGCGGTTACTTCGGTTGTCCCAGCTTCGAGGGTTCGACCATCGGTGACCACAAAACGAACTGCATCTTCGCTGTTGGTTGCCACAGTGGTTCCGGAAGGAATATTGTGAGCAACCGTGTCAGGTGAATCGAGAGTTATCTCAACTTCTCCAGTCGCAGTCCTCGCTTCCTGACGTGGCACGCCAATGAGAGCCGTCAGAAGGCTGAGAGCGGCTCCTTCAGCGTGTTCAATCTGGGCCGAGTCAAGTATCAGCCCAAGGTCGTTCTGTAGCTCTACGAACCGCTTGGCGACCGGTATGTAGAACATCCGGATAACCGCCGCTTCGTCGTCATTGAGGTCCTCACCAAGTTGCTCCTTGGCGTCAGCCATGAGAGCATCGAGGACAGCCGATTCCGTGTCGCTAATGTATCGTCCGTTTACAATTTCTCCCATTACTCTCTCACTTCAAATGACCCAGTTTCACCGGTATCATAAATTAGGGTAACCTTTGCAGAAGCGGTGTTTGTCTCTTCGTTGGTTACCCGTTCTACTTCAACTTCTTCGACTCCCTGAACGTATGATTTTTCATCAACTACGTTCTTGGCTTCGATTTCTATTCTTTTGACCGCGTTGGTTTCCGATAGTGACCCAATGTTTTCGTAGAAATATTGGGTCACCAGTAGGCCGATTGACTGCTCAACTGCGCGACGGCCTTCAATTGTCGCAAGGTCATTGCGGTCGTCCAGTTCCACGTCTCTGTCTTTGTTTAGCAAAATGTCCATAGCAATAGCTGGCCGTCGCTACTCTACTATAATCAATATACGACGGTTTATATAGGGTGTCTCGGTTACCTGCACTCCACTATGTAGTACAGTACTGTTATCAGCGTTGGTACCCGTCGTTGGTACACGTAGTTGGTACCGTCAAGAACGCCGCGTATATACCAACTACGTGTTACCGCCTACTCCGCAGAAGTAGTACTCGTCTTGGTCAGGGAGATGTCCGTGACCTTGCCCTCGCCGTCGGTCGTCGTAGAAACGTCCGTGACGAGCGCAGCATCGTTTCCACCGGTGCCGAGGGTGATGGAACCTCCATCGACTTCGACGGCCTCAGCGGACGATACAGACACCTTTCCGGAGGCGCTGATGTCAACAGTGTAGTTTCCACTGCTGTCCTTGTCCACTGTGATGGCCGTCTCGTCATCGAACTGGAAGGTCATGGACCCCTCGGCGAGTTGGGGCGCGTCGAAGGTCTTGGAGGGAACCGACAACACGTCGGTGATGAACGGCGTTCCGTCCTCCATGTAGTCCACAACCACAGTCCAGCCCGGTTCGGGTTTCCACATCACCTTAGCGTGAGGCTTACCCACCGGCACGTTCTCTTCCTGTCCACCAGCGTGTGAAAGCTGGACCGAACAGGTTACCATACCATTATTCGTCTGATTGACCGCAACGACACGACCGGCTCGTTTGTCTTTGCTGTTCACTATTCTAACTCCACGTCTTCTTTCTCAGGAGCGAGAATTTCTTTCGGGTTGTTGTTGAACACTTCATCGTCTTGTGTCATGTCGGGGTCAGTCGGGTCGAAGTACCAGAAGTTAGTTTCGAGATTATCGGTTACGTCCTGTGCAACCTTAATGGTCACCGACCACCCGCTCTGGCCGTCGATTTTGTGATGAACACTCTCGATACTGTATACACCCGGGTCTGGTTTCCCGCACCCCCACCCATCCATGACCATGATACGGTCACCGATACCCATCTCACAGAAATACTGGAGTGGGACGCTGCTGTCGGGGTCAGGGTTCTCGGCGTCGAGGTCCATGGAAGCCAGTGCGTCGATAACGATGGTTCCACTGTTGGCCCTCTTGAATCGTTTTAGGAAACCACGTTTGGCAATTTCCTTCAACGTCTTCGGGTTCGAGGTGTTCTTCCTATTTAGAACAACCGTTTCGGTAGAGTCAGTGTTGGTAAACCCGGAGTATGCTCGTGTCTCGAATTTCTGCTTGTCCGTGATGAAATTCCAGATGTCCTCGGCGATGTTATCGTCGTGACCACCCTTCTGTTCCATCTTGCCTTTAACGTAAACGCCCTTTAGTGGTGTCGGATTTTGTGGTAGGTTGTACTCAGTGACATACATGTCACCGGCGAACTGTGACCCGGCATACACATCGGCTTCGAGGTCACGTAACCCGATAACCAAGTTACCCTCATTGTCAACAGTCCAATCGGTTTCCCAAATTTCGCAAACTTCGTTGAGTGCGCTGTATGGCGTTTCTTGGCGGAAGTCGAAGTCACCATCACCATCCGTCATTGGAATCGTCTCACGGAGCCAGTTGGCGATTCCAAGCTGACTTTTACTGTGGTCTTCGGGTGGGTTCCTAACCTGCTCTCCAGACGAACTTTCTACTTCGGCAATCTCCGGGAACTGGAGACGCATCTCGTCGGGATTCGGGGTCGTGAACCTTACACCTTTAATTACGTT